TTCATGCGCACTAAGAAGCTGGAGCCGTAGCTCGAGGCGCAGCATCTCTTCTTCGGCGTCTTTAGGTAGGGTATTGGACATAGGACCAGGTTTTGAATTTTGCAAATACTAACCTAAGGCAAGCGTTTTGGAAACAAGGGGGCCTATTTTAGGGGGTGGGGGTCAAGATTTCATGGGCAAAATCTAAGGCAAAAATAGGGCACAGGTCATTGTCTGTGACTGACGGGCTGTTTATGGCCCTCCCCCCTGTCTAAATACCAAGAGTAAATCACAAACGAAGAGAGGTATGCGGGCCCACCCACCCCCGCCACCACCTTAGAGGGAAAATATAAGGAAAAATCTATCGGCGCGCTCGCGCCGATAGCCGTGGGCTATGTAATACTTCTGTTTCTGGAATAACACCTGGTTAATAGTACTTCTGTTTTCAGACGGGCAGGCCCATGGGCCTGCCTCGACTTTTGTCAAGCTAAAAATACTTATCAGGACTGCAGTCCTGATTACCTTTGCCTATGATGCTGTAAGTCGTTGATTCATAAGGGAAAAAGCAAAGAGCCCCAGGTCATCGACCTGGGGCTCTTGAACCTGGACTAAGGGGCCGGCAGCCGGCCCCTTTCCGGTAGTTAGTCGCAGACTAACTGGTACTGTGGTACTTCTTCCACTTTTACGCCAATCTGTACCTTGCGGCATGTTGGGCTATCGGACCGAACATAGGCGGAGATGTTGACCATCGCATCGTCCAGTTCGAAGCTGAAGTCCCGATTCAGGTAATCGGGCCAATCTCTGGTGGTCATGTGTTCTGTCTTTGCGGTGAAGAATTCCAGCAGGTCTACCAGCACCGGATCCTTGAATCCATCAAGGGTATTCAAGTTCACTTCAATACTGGGCTTGAAGTGGCTTGCACGAACATACAAACTATGCACTGTCAGGTCTAGGTCCTTGAATGCCTCAGAGTAATGTACTCTGAGCTTCATGCGACTGTCTTCCAAAACCTTTGCTTTGCCAATCAGGTCATGGCCCTGCTGCCGTGAAGTTTTTGTTGCGCTATTGATTGCTTGAATCAATGGGTTTGTCTTGCGGTTCATTTTCTCTATCCTTTCTAGTTGTACTGGACCGGCTGGCCCAGTACATGAATTATACACCAGATTATCGGGCTCTCACAACTAAATCCAGATTACTTATTCTGTCTTCTAAGTTGTCATCCATCCATTGATCAATGGATGATTCAATATCAAGCTCATTTGACGCCCAGCTTGCAAGCTTACCCTCTAGCTCATCATCCGCCCATTTATCAATTTCACTGCGGATCAGGTCCAGCAGCACCAGCTTCTCGGGGCTCGAGCCCCGATCATCGAAAGCTGCCGCAGCGGAATTGACAAGGACCATGATGGCCGTTGTAGCTGCAACCTTATCCGCGCCGGATAAGGTATCGACTAATGACATTGAATATGTCATGGCCTGATCAATATTGCCACCATGGTTTGCAAATAAACCGCTGGCATGTTTACGAAATGGGTTTGTCATTTTCTCTATCCTCTATGGTTGATTAACTGGTGGCGGCTGCCACCAGTGAGACTATTATAGCACCGTTTTAACAATCCGATAATCCCTTTCGGAATAATCGGGCATTTCGTTTAACAGGTCGTTTATCTCGGCGCGCGCTTCGTGTTCACTGTCGAACACGCACGGGATATCGTCATCAGTCCAGACATTCTCCCAAGTGTTGCCAAAGCGGGTTTCGACAATATATTTCATGGCACTATCCTTTTTTCCACTGCCTCTGCAATAAATAAGGCGGTCTCTTCATCTGGACAATCAGCTACGCATTCGATCCCGCCCTCGATCAGGTGGAGAAATACGCTCCAGTAATGGATATCCGGATAATCCCGATCACACTGCTCAAAGTAATCTTTCCCGTTTCTCACTTCGCGAGAAACGGGGTGCACTTCCACCGCATCGTATAAGCTGAGATTCATGCCGCAGCCCTCCCCATTTCACGGGCCAGATCATAGCCCCCGTTCTTACCAATCCACCCGCTGCCGGTCCACCCGTGCGGGGACCGTTCCACGGTAATTTGATTCTCGCCCCAAGTCAACTGGATAAAGTCGCCGCCCTGAGCAACAGCTTTTCGCAGCGCAGCGCGCAGCGTGACAATGCTAGGTTTGTTGGTGTATTCGTGCTGAATGATCATGTTGCATACTCCGGGAAACCGTCAGCGCCAGTGACAAGATACCCGCCCAAACACTCACATTTAAAGGTGTTGCAGTCAATTAGCACAACTCCCGCGTCGCCGTGGGAGTCCTCCGCGGTCAATTGGGCAGGGGCATTTGATACGCCAAAACTAAGCGCCCCGTCAGGGTCCGCAGCGGTGCATTCCTGCACCAGTCGCGCGCTCGCATAGCCAATATCCCCGCGCCGCTCTTTCATGCGTTCCGCCAATCTGCGGACAACCTCCGGGGCTTGGCCCCCGGACCAATGACAATAAACAACAGGCCCGAAGTCTTCGCCCTGCACCATTTGAAGTAAAACTCTATCGCCCATTTTGCTATCCTTTCTGAGTTACCCGCTGCGGGGACCCCCGCAGCAGTGCCGCTATTATAGCACCACCAACACGCGCCGCGGCCAATTGTATTTTTCTATCAAAATGCCCGGGGCTATAGCCCCGGGCAACAGGCACATTATGCCAAAACCGCATAACCCGCGCCCCGCTGCGCGCGCCGCGGAGCAAGAACCTGGCATCGCGCGCCACATTCCAAGCGTCACGCGCCCGGGACCGGGGGACTGGTTTACCCTACCGAAGCTAACCCGGGCAAATTATGCATTTTTCGCATAACCCGCCCCTATAGGCCGGGGCTATCAGCCCCGGGGTCTCATTAGTTAACAGCTAATAGCTCCATCGCCCGGTTTTTGATAGCTGCACCAGTTCCAAACCATGCCGATTCAAGCCGGGTATTGTCGCTGCGCCCTCTTTCATGGTCTATCAATTCAGTAACAGCATTGAGCATGCCCCAACGGGTACCAGTTACCCCGCCGATATCGGAACCAATGGCGGCACCGTTGAATAAATGCATTATTCGTTTGTACGCCTTTGAAGCCGTAATATCTATTTTCCCGGTATGGTAAGGCTTGAGCAGTTCAGTTACAAAAGCATCCGCGGCTTCCGCGCCCATGGTTTCCCCCGCCAGTTTGCGGGACTGAATCAAAAACCGCTCCCAATTATTTGCCACAATTCCAAGCTCTAAGCGCACCGCCTCAGCATCGAAGCGCTCACTATGCAAAACGCGCACCGCTGCGGTGTTGTCTCCAAGCGCTGCGGTGATAGTGTTGTTGCATACAACACGCACCGTAGTAAATTTGGCCACTGTGGCCATGGTTCCATCGTAGCTGGTGCCTAACAATAAATAAGGCTTTACCTTATCCCCGTCTACGATATCCGCGCCAGCACCTACCGAAGCCAGCGCCCAAACCCTCCGGCCAAAGCTCAGCGCTCCCGCGGTCTCCAATTGGAACCCGCCAAGCTTTACCAAATTGTCAAAAAAGCCCATTACCTCCGCGGGTTGTACAACGTGGTATCCATCCGAAACAACAGCCAAGGGGGCCCCGGTGTCGCTGCGGTGTAGGACCTTACGCCCTTTGAAACATTCGGGCTCTGTTGCTGCTTGAGTGCGGAACAGTACGGGGGACTCCAGCACTGTATAAGCCAGACCCGCTTCACGGGTCCAAGTTGGGATATCAGCGTCAGCGCTCAGGGTTTGGCCAAGGCCATGCCATGGCGTGCGGCCACTATAGGCCATTGCTGCGGTGCCCGTGGTTGTATCGATCATGTGTGCCATTTTCTCTATCCTTTCAAAGTTGCCGGATGATCCCGGTGAGTGAATTATATACCAGAATTTAACAGTGTGGCTAATCTTGACTGAACAGGTCAACTATTATCCACAGCACTATAAAAATAGCTAAGGCAAAAAACATTAGGCCCCCTCCCGGCCAATGTCACCCGCTACATGATGACGCAGCATAGACCCCGGCGGCAGCGAACGAGCAAAAGCACGAACGGCAGCAGCATCATTTGCAAGACCGGTTTTTTTCGTGCCATGCCATGCAATAGCCGTTGGGCCACCCGCGGCATAGCAGCCGCCTTTCCCCGTGCCTACTCGTTTCTTTCCGGACCCATGTGCGAGAAAAACAACGACATAATCCCGGTCCCCCTGGGCGCATAAGGGCTGGCCACCGCCACATTGTGCACAAGTGAATGATTCAGACATATCAGCGGGGCAGCGCACGAACTTTACGCCCCGGTGCACCATGGGGAAACTTTCCGCCATTTCAGAAGGGGCAGCAAAAACAGCAGGGCGCCCAAGCTCTACCGTGCGCACAGCTTCCGCCATAGTGTCACACGATGCATTGAAAACGGTTTTCCCGGGTTTAGGTGACGGCAGCGCCTCAGCCGGAAAATGGCTGTAGGTCCAAGCTTGGCCATTACGCGGCACAGCGTCAGACACTGCGGCCATATATTCCGCGTCAATTTCCACCGTGCCAGTTTCACTTTTGGGGTGCAGCGAACACGAACGAGGGCAGGTTCCATAAGTCTCATGTACACCGCTGCGATATGTGGCGGCAATGGGTCCGGTTTTGCGGTTAGATGTTACGGCGATTGTTTTTAACATGGTCTCTATTCTTTCTGTGAGTTAATAAATAACAGCGCCTATTTTATGACAACAAGGGCCGCTGTCTAATTGATTTTCACTATTAAAAATTAGGGTTAGATAGCTCCTCCATTTCGAGCAGCGCTGCCACCGCTTCCGCTTCCGTTTCACCATAACCCAAAGGGTCGAGATAATCATATCCATCGCGTGTGGCGCAATAGTCAGCGCCGCGCCATGGAATCGGCGGAGCGTAAAAAGTCACGACAATCGGGCTCATTTTTTGCCCTTCACTTCAAACTGGCCAAGCCAAATAGCCCCTTCAACTTCGGGCTCGTAACGCTTGATTTTGTAGGAGGATGCAGGAGGCAAAGGAACAAAAAACAGGTTGTAGTCATACCCGAATTTGTCCATGATTTTCAGCAGCGCCCGGAGGTCTCGGGTCTCAGTAGTTGTTCTCCAGTCAGCTATGCTCGAGGCATAAAAGTGGAACTGCGGGCTGGTCTCGTCTTGAGTGTCCATTTTCTCTATCCTTTCTAGGTTGCCGGAGGTGTTCCGGTTCCACCATCATATCAGCAAATTAACAGTGGCGCAACTTATTCTATCAGTGCTTTCCCTAATAGGATGTTGGCAAGCTCTTGCCAAGGCATGCCGCGGTTAGGCCATGCAGCCAAGGGGGCTAGGCGCAGCCCCTGGTCAGCCAGCTCTATCGCCTGTCGGCCATGGTACAAAACAATTTGGCCAGGTCGAACGACAGTGCTTATTTGGTGCACAAGCACAAAGCAGGGACGGCCATGTGATGCATGCCGGGTCAAAAAAGCGATCTGGTGAGGACGGAGCGTCACCTTTAACCCGCGGGAAACCACTTTCAACTCAATCGAAACGAAGCGATCCCCCACGCCTACCAGCATGTCAGACACGCCTAAATTGACGCGGTTTTCAATGCGTTCGGTGTCTACGTCAAAGGGGCGAAGCCCGTCACGTACACGAGCAGCAAAAGCCGCCTCAGGGGTTGTCACTTCCGGGTCCCAGATCGTTATCCCGTTCAAAGATATCGAGGGGAGGCTCCGCCACGGGAGAAACAAAAGCCGGGTCCCGTTCGCGCTCGACACTCTCGATCACCTGGCCCGTGCTGGCATCGATAAGCGCACTCGGGGGAGGGCCTCCATACAGGGCTCGTAGCTCGTCGAGCTTACGCTGCACCTCTTCCTTAGACATTGAGTCGATTGTTCCATGCCTGATTTCCTTGCGATCAACGTAGATTGTGCCTAGCGCCTGTCCCCGGCGATACTCCGCTTGAACAGCAGCAGCATACGCCCCTGCTTCCAGCGCCTTGTCTCTGATTGTCTGCAGGTCACGCATGTGCCTGTCATACGAGGTGTTGTACTTGCTGTTGAGCTCTGCTCGATACGCCTGGATAGCCGAAACCACGTGCGGGTTGATTGAGGGGTTTGTTAGCTTCCACGCCATCACTGAGGCACTCGTAGGCTTGTACCCGGCCCGAATAGCAGCATCCTTGAGGGTTACCCTGCCGTCCCCCGTGACAAGCTCCGTGACGAACTTCCATTCCTTGCCGTTAAGGACTTTTTGTTTGCGTAGTGGGGCCACTTGGCCAGACATACGCTTTTGCGCCTTATCCCCAATGACAGGGGGCACGTTCCAGACATCTCGAATGGTCATACAACCCTCCACAGCCGCCAGCCGTTTTCAACCCGGCGCAACTGGAACCGCCACGCTGCAGCATGTGTTCGAGAAAACCGCATAGCCGAGACCCGGGCGCTATTAGCGCGTTTCTCGTCTCCGAACCGGATTGAATCCCCGGGGCGCATGTCTGCGAACGGGTACTTCGTTCGTCCCATGGGCATCTCTACTCCCGATTCAATCTGAAACATCTGTTCGCTCCTGGTATTTCACAGAAGCAAGTGTAGCGGACGTAAACAGGAAGTCAAGAACCCCGCCTACATAACCTTTTCAGCCAAAAAAAAAAATATAAAAATAAAAAAAAGTAAGCTCCCGTCTCCCCTGTAAATTCCTTACACCTATTCTTCCCCGTAATGAACTGTCACACCTACAACCCGCATATACACTAGCTCTTACGCCATTTCACCTGATTACACCTAAATGGTTTTTTATTTTTAAAAAAATGTTTTTTCCCACAGAAGTCTATATAGCCTTACAGCTTCCTGACAACTACCCCCTTTCCTAAGGGAAAACACCTATGTTTTAGACCTCTTTTGGTACTTGCACTACAAACACAGTGCCGCTTATAATGTTCCTGCAATCTCTGCAACACTTAGAAAGGATAGCGTAATGAACATCGATAAACAAGAGGTCTCTGATCTCGAATGGCAGGAGGTCCTGAGCCTCGTTTCGCGGTCCAGTGACCAAGCGAGGGATCTTTTGCGCGGCTTGAGCAAGGCGCATAAGAACCCGTTTGACGCCATGCTGGTGTCGCTCTTAGCGACAGTCGTCTTGGCCAAGGCCATAGGCATGTCCCGGGAAGACCTCCTGGAGGGCGTACAGACAGCCTTTAACGCATTGAAGGAGGCAACCCAGCATGCAACCCACTAAACCCCTCACAGGCCCTCCTGTAGCCCCTTACGACACAGGCAAGGTCAAGATAGGTATTTTCTACGTTCGCTCTCAGCCGTGGTCCCCGAGCCGGGATGAGTACGCCTTACAAACAGCGCTGCTATCATCGCAAGAGGGCCGCGGGTCTTTCTTTTCTCGTATTTTTCGTTTTTTCTGGAGGCTGGCATGACCAATCACACCAAGGATGGATTATTAAGTTTGGACTACACCTCTGAGGAGTTGGGTGTGGATTTGGTTTGTTGGTTTGAGTACGAGCCTGAGGAGCG